ATCTGGTACGCTGGCCTATGGGTATGTCACGATGGCGCCGACTCCAAGCGACGGCACCGAAGCCTGCGTTTTTTCGACGGCGGCGATCACCACCCTATATCTGACCGCCAACACCAGCCAGACCTTGAACGATGCCGTTACCACATTGGCTGCCAATGCCCGCAACTGTTACGTCTATGCCAAGTCCTCGGCGACGTGGAAACGGTCTATGTAAGGCCAGATATGAGATGGCGCTCAACTGGAGGCATTATCTGATCGGATTTATGGTGTCCGTGGCTTACTGGCCCGGTATCCTTTCGGCAGGTTTTGCCCCCCGTTGGGCCGCTATCGCAGTTCTGGTGCCTCTTTTTTGTGCAATCGAACCAAAGCGCCTTCCCGCATCCGTGTGGGGGCTGCTTTTGTTTTTGTTTGGGTGCGCCGGGTTTTCGTTGATGCTGTCTCCTGATGCGCTCACCGGAACCCATGATCTCATGCTGGCCGCGATCTTAGTGTTGCCGTTTATCGCGGCGGCATCAATGGAATCGCTGGATGATATTTTCTCCGGCATGGCAGTCGGGCTGGCTGCATCATCCGTGTTAATTATCGCTGAAACAGCAGGGTTCGGACGCATCGCTCAGGGCAGCGGATTTGGCGGCCTATTTTTCAATTCCGAAGTAGTTTCCGAGTTTTCTGCTCTGGTATTTGTTTGGGCCGTGGTGCGTAAAAAATGGGCGCTGGCTGCATTATGCGCTGCTCCATTGCTGCTGTGCCATTCTCGCATAGCGGCGCTTACCGTGGCCGCTGGGCTGCTGTATGTGGCATGGGTACGGTGGCCGCGCTGGATCACGGTTGTTGCTGTGGCGGCTCTCGCTGCGGCAGCGGTGACGGCAGTATTCATCATTGGTGACGGTAAAATCGCCTCGGCATTCCATCGCGTGACGTTATGGATTACGACGACGATGTTTCTGACTCCGCTTGGTAACGGCATCGGTTGGGCACAGGTGGCATTCCCCGTCGAACGGTTTGTTCATTCTGATGCGCTCCAGATGCTTGCTGAGATTGGCATCCCGGCACTGGCCGTGTTATATATTCCTTGGTCCATATTCAAACGGAAGGAACAAGACCTTGCGATTATGGCTGTTTTCTGTGGTGGGTGCGTGCAATTCTTGGTGTCGTTCCCGATTCACTTCCCTGCCGCCGGTTTCGTATTGGCCTTGGTTGCGGGTTATCTGCTGCGCCGCCGGGATGTGGTTTGCGTGGGCGTCGATATCGGCGGAACTCATCATGGCCGAAGTATATTCGGGGAAACTCAGACCAGCGACAGAAGTCTTGATGGACGCCGAGGAGGCGGTTCGACGGTTCCCGTTTGATCCATACCTGCGTGGCGCCAGGGATTATGTGCGCTACAACATCAAAAGAGCGGAAGCGGAAAATGCCACCGGTCAGTGAACAGCAGAGACGAGCGATGGCAGCGGCGGCCGGTGGAAAATCGACGCTAAAAATTCCTAAATCGGTAGGAAAAGAGTTCATGGCTGCGGACAAAGGTGGTAAGCTGCCGAAACGGAAACGCATGAAGTTAAAGGGGGCGGCTGGAGAATGGCAGAAGAAGTAACGCTGCCCCAGATGACCAGCGTGATTTCCAAGAACTTGAAGGCCATCGGGCATGACGGTCGGACCTTGTTTGTGGCGTTCAAAAGCGGTGGTATCTATGCCTATAACGGCGTTCCAGAGGATGTTTTTGCTGTTGGCATCATGAGCCCGTCTCCGGGGAAGTGGTTTCGGGAGACGATCAAGGGAAAATTTTCATACAGGAAGGTTGATCCAGATGCCGAATCTAACCCTAGCTGACTTATCATCGAGGACGACGAAGATGCCTGACGACAAAGAAATCAACCTCACCGGCGATCAGTTGGGCAAGATCGAAGAACTCGCCAGCATGGCAGAGCGTGTGGCGCGCCGCAAAGGTGAGAAGAAAAGAATGAAGCTCGACAAGGAACGCAAGGATACGGCTTATGGTGCCGCGCTGGAGCCAATTATGAAGCAGGGTTTCAAAGGACGCGAGGCCGGTGATCTGGCTAATACCGTAAGCGATGCGCTGGCCTTTGGAAAAAAGCGTAGCTCGATTTATACTCACCCGACTTCGCCGAAACGAAAGGAATGACCATGTACGCAATGGTAGATATGGCTCAGGCAGCCGAAGATAACGATGATGGCCCGTCCGCTGCCGTAGACGCACCTACGCGGCCACGATACCCTTACGGGCTTCGTATTTCGTTGACCCACGAAGAACTTGAAAAGATGGGTATTGAGACTGCTGATGCATTTGTCGGCGGCATCTGCCATCTTCATGCGCTGGGCAAGATCACGTCGATTTCCAACAACGAAGTCGAAAACCAAGAAGGCGAAGCCAAGCAAGATTGTCGTATCGAAATTCAGATCGTGGCGTTATCCATCGAATCCGAAGACGAAGAAAACGAAATGGTCGAGGCCGATCCCATTATGGGGATGCGTCGTATTTACAAGACGATGATGGGGCAATCATGATTAACCGCGTCATATTCGTACTGTTACTGCTGATTTTCCCGTCCGTTGTTATGGCTCAACAGGCCGTCGTTCAGGGCGGAACCTGGACGACCGGCCATGTGCCGAAATACAACCAGACCGGCGGCACCCAGCCGTTGGTTACGGATGGTGGGGGCGCCGGTGGCGGCGCAGCGGGGGTAAACCCGTCTACGTTTGGGATTACGGCGCGCGGAACAGGGACAGCACCTTATGACGCCGACGGCGCTGGCCCTAATGGCGAAAACTTCTGCATGTACGACGCCCCGACGACGAACTCGACGGGATATCATGTTCTGTGTCTAGACCCTAACGTGGGGGCCAATGCGCTTCTCAGCTATGAGAACGGAGGCGGGTCTGCCGCGCAGGGTTTAGACATCACGGTAAACGGCACCACGGCGCTTTCCATCAGTTCTGCTGGCGTCATCAGTGGATTTGTTTCTGATACCTTAACGGACACCCATATCCTTGTCGGTAATGCCTCGAATGTTGCCACCGATGTCGCCATGTCCGGGGACGCTACGATGGCGAATACCGGAGCCATTGATGTCAACACGATTGGCGGCGTCGCTCCTGGTGATTTGTACCCTCTGGATTATGACGCGAATTTTACCAATGATACCGGAAGTCTGGCGCTAACCGATATCGCGGCGGGATCGCTGATCGCAAATTCCACGGCTGGTGTTGCGGAACCTACTGGAACGACATTGACTGCGTTGCTGGATCAGGCGGTAGGCGACACACAGGGGTCGATTGCGTATCGTAACGCGACGACTTGGGTTGCCCTTGGCCCTGGGGCGTCCGGGACATTCTTGAAGTCTCAAGGCGCTGGCGCAAATCTGACGTGGGGAACTCCATTGGTCGCCACCCTTGGTGATGTTCGGGTGCTGACTTCTGGAGCTTCTGATACGGTTTTATCCACTGATTTCATGTTGGTCGTTAACAAGACGATTGGTGGGGCCACAACGATTTATTTGCCAGCCATTCCAGCAGCAAATTTCATCTGTGTGGTAAAAGACGGCAAGGGTGACGCCGCCAGCAACAACATCACCATTGATGGCAACGGAAATAATATGGACGGCGCCGCTACAACTGTGATGAATCTGAATTATCAGGCCTTGAACTTCGCGTGGAATGGGACACAGTGGAATGTCTGGTAACGCCATCGAACGCCGTCATATCGTATTGGAGATTTAGAAATGGGTTACACGCCAAACGCAATTTCAGGACCGGCGTCATCTGTATCGGGGAACCTTCCGTCGTTTAATAATACGACGGGAAACTCGGTTGCGGATAGTGGAGTGGCCGTAGCTGATGTTGTTGTGGGCAGCGATCTAGGCACGGCTGCTGCTGCCGATATCGGCGTAACTGCCGGTGATGTCGTCCAAGTCGATCAGGCCGAAACGTCCACGGCCAGCAATACCACGGTTACACTGGGGACTACGCTAAAGCATTTGCTCACGGGGACAACGCCTGTCGAGGCGTTTAATGGTGTTGCCGGGAACACATATTCTTGCACGGCGGACGAAGCATTGCCTTTGGTATATGATGCCGCCAATTTGATCTTGCCATCGTCGGATAATATTATCTGTGCGGCGGGCGATACGTTCGATGTTTACATGGTTGACGCAGATAGCGCAGTCGTTATTAATTTCCAGCGCGCAAGTGGTGCCGCGTTGGTCGCCAGTTCCGGGCTTGATATGGGCACATACACGGCAACCACATCGGGCACGGCGATAAACATAACGGGTTTGCAAGCTGACCTTAAACGACTCACAATCCCTGTTGATGGCGTATCCACAAATGGCACTAGTGATTTGATTATACAGATCGGCGATATCGGCGGAATTGCGACGTCGGGATATTCCGCGCAATCCTGGGTATCAAACACGACAAATCAAACCGACACAACCGGATTTTGCATCCTTCCTGTTGGGGCGGCGGCGAATCTTACGACAGGGGTTGCTGTAATTTATTTAACCGATCCGGCGACAAATCTGTATGAATTTACGTTCACAGGCAATGCTGGCGGCAGCGCAATCGTATCGAGCGGTAAAAAGGCGCTTAGTGGCGCGCTTGATCGGTTCACGCTTACGACCATTGCAGGGACGGATACATTCGATGATGGCGCAATAAACTGGATTGAGGAATTATAAAATGGCAACGGTAACAATCTGCACTGAACCGCGCAAATTGACACCTTACGAGCAAGAGGTGGTGGCCGCTAAGGCTGCTCTAAAAATCGCTACCGCCGTTATTACGCCGCGTCAAGCGCGTTTGGCGCTGCATGGCGCGGGCCTTCTTGACGCCGTAGAGGCCGAACTTGCAAAACCTGAAAACAAGGCCGCAAAAATCACCTGGGAATACGCGCTTGAAATCAAACGCGACGATCCGCTGATTGTTACATTTGCGGAAATCCTTGGCTTGGCAGACGCACAAGTTGATGCACTATTCGAGACGGCAAAAACTCTTTAACCGCATGGAGTAACATGTGACCATCACCAGCAATACCATCGTCAACCAAGCGATCCAGATGATCGGGGACAACCAACCGGCTGTGACTGGTGAGGCTCCGACATTTGACGATTCCGCCGCTGGGGTGGCGTTGCAGTCTCTGTATACGCCGTGCGTTCAGACCGTGGCGCGGCAGTGGGGATGGGATTTTGCGCGGAATACAGTATCGCTCACCCTTAGCCCAAATGCGGCTCCGTACCCGTGGACCTACGAATACGTCTATCCGACCAATGGGGTTGATGTGTGGACGCTTATGCCGTCGAGCGAGGATGATCCAAACAATCCATCTCCGACGAACTGGAACCCAGCGAACGCCGTTGTCAATGGGACGCAGCAGCGCGTCATCCATACCAATGTCCAGAGCGCCAAGGCGGTATTCAACAACGCTCCGGGGCCGGAAGCATGGGATGCGCTGTTCCGTGAAGCCGTGGTCCGATTGCTGGCATCTGAATTGGCGATGGCTATTGGCGGCGCGCCGGAGACTTCAAAAATGATGCAGGACTCGGCGATGGGATTTGTTAATATCGGGAAGACTCGTGAGGGCTGAAAAATATGGCGACCACCATCACGACCGTTGCCGATGTTATAAATCTGGCATTGACGCGGATCGGCTACCGACTCCGCATCTCGAACCTCTATGACGGCTCCGAGGCGTCTCAGGCCGCGCTAAACATCTACGGCCAGACCCGCGATGATTTGATGCGTGACGGTGAATGGCAGTTTTGCCAACGCAATGTCGCGGCGACACTGCTCCGCACGGCTCCGGTCGGTGGATACTGGCCCGGAGGTTCGTCATGGGATGCTGCAACTAACCCGCCGTTGCCGTGGCTGTATGCCTATGAATACCCAACGGATTGCCTCAAGGTCCGTGTCTTGAAGCCATCCACCGGATTTCTCGTCAATATGACGCCGTTGCCGAATCAGTATGCGACTCCAAACGTCCTAGATACGGTTTCGACGTTAGCGACCTTGGCAATCAACAGCCCCGGAACGTCTGGGTATGCGCCAGGAGATTTCATCTATCCTACGGGGGGCACTCAGACGGCACAGCCCGTTTTGCAGGCCATGACGACGAAGGTCGTTTCGGCCACCATAGCGGCGGCAGGCACCGGCGGCACACCGGGCAGCGCGACCGTCACCGGAACTACCGGGACGGGGACCAAGTTTCAGGCAGAAGTAACCATCGGTGGGGGTGGTACGATTTCGTCAGTGGATTCCATAGATACGGGCGGTGTCTATACAGTCAACCCGACGACGCTCACAGCGGAACCCGTAACTGGGGCGTCCTTGTCTGGAGCGCAGTTATCTGTCTCGATGGGTATCCAGTCCATCACCATCGTTTATGCTGGCGTTTTCACGGCAACCTCAACGACATTTACGCAGGGATCAACCTCTGGTTCCGGTGTCGCTGCATCGTTCAATACGGCGACGTTTACGACGACGACAAAATCGCGCCGTGTCATCGCCTGCAACGTGGCCGACGCCATGCTGACATACGCCGGTCAGGTGACGGACCCGACGCAATGGCCCCCTGACTTCACGGAAGCCCTTGCAGCGGCCTTGGGGCGGCGTTTGGTGCCTGTTCTTGTCGGCATGAATGCACTACAATCGGCGGCTCAGGATGAGGCCGTAGCCAACGCTGCGGCGCAAGGGGAGCAGGGCTGATGAGTATTGATTATTACACCCCCACAGCCGTCGCTGGAGAAGCCATTGATGCGTGCGGTTTGAACTTCACGTTGGACGATATTGAATCGGGCACCAAGGAAGCGCAGGTATGCCTGCGTCAATACTACACCTGCTTGGATCAACTGTTCCGCGCCGCGCCGTGGAACACGACCCGCAAACAGATTCCGCTGCAACTGATCGGTGACGCCACCGGACAGACCACGGACCCGTTGGTTTCGACCGACGTTCCGGCACCGTGGATTTACGCCTACGCCTATCCGACGGACTGCGCCCGTATCCGGTACATCCCTTGGAATCCGCTGTCTGCTGCTGCGATTCCGAGCGACAATATCGTTCCAGAGAATAACACCGAGCCGTTGATGTCCAATTTCAGTGAGAACCCGTATTCAGGGCTGCGCTTGGTGCCGTCGCGGTTCCTCGTCACCAGTGACGTTAATTTCATCGAAGCCGGGGCCGGGAACGAAACGCCGGGAAGCACCCCGATTGGACGCACCATCATCTGCACCAACGTCCAGAACGCCATAGGAATTTACAGCTACAAGGCTTATTATCCTAATCAATGGGACTCTCAGTTCCGCGCCGCGATGGTGGCCTACATGGCGTCGATGATTGCCCTACCGTTGTGGTCGGATAAAGACCCACGCATGGGTATGACGATGCGCCAGCACAACATCGCCATCGCTCAGGAGAAAATCAAATCGGCGCGGATCACGGACGGCCAAGAGGGATGGCATTCGTCGGATTTGTCTGTGGACTGGATGAGAGCGCGCAGGTCTGGTGGTGCCGGGTATCGCGGGGCCATCGGAGATAATATAGGGGATTGGTCCTGCACCTGGGATAATATAGGATGGGGTGGAAGCGGCGGAAACTCGTCGGCATTCTAATCGCTAAGGGGCGTTCATGTCGGTTCCTAAAATACAAAATGCGTTCACGCTAGGAGAGGTATCGCCAACCCTCTATGGGCGCACCGACCTTGCCCGCATGAGCGTGGCGGCGTCAACGGCGCGTAATATGTTCATTCGGTATCAGGGCGGCCTGTCATCGCGGGCTGGGACTAAGTTTGTCGGGTTCTCGAAACAGACGGGCCGTGCATACGCGCCTCGGATCATCACGTTTCAATACTCGGCCAGCGAAGGGTTCGTTCTGGAGTTTGGGCACCTCTATATGAGGGTGATTTCGGCTGGTGAATACGTCACCGAACCGGCACTGAGCATTTCTGGGATCACGAACGCTGATCCCGGCGTTGTTTCGTCCAGCGGCAGCGGCGTCACGGCGGCGTCTCCCATCGTTACGGGGGTGGTGACGACGTATGCTCCCGGCGATCTTATTACCGTCGCGGGCGGAACGTACCTGACGCAAGCCGTGCTGGCCGTCACCAACACGAAGCTGGTAAGTCTTCTGCTGAATGCTTCGGGCAGCGGTTACGTCCCTGCTGATACGATCAATCTCACCGGCGGCGCGACGACGACGACACCTGTAATGACGGTTTCGACGACGAAGGTTTCTGCGGTTCCAACAATTTCTGATGCTGGAACAGGCGGAACACCAGGAACGGCTACGGTCACGGGGACTACGGGGACGGGGACGAAGTTTCAGGCCACAGTCACCATCGAGGCTGGCGGAACGATTTCATCGGTTGATTCTCTGACGGTGGCTGGTTCTTATACCGTAAACCCAACATCTCTGGCTGCCGAACCAGTTACGGGCGGCGGTCTGACAGGTGCAGAACTCACCATCGTCATGGGCGTCGATACGTTCGCCATCACGAATGCAGGTGTATTCACCGCCAACCCCAGCGGCGGCACGTTTACGCAGGGCTCAACGTCCGGTGCAGGAACTGGGGCGACGTTCCAACAGGCCATCCTGGGGCCAAATGCTGTTACCGTTGACACCCCAGGCGTTTACTCGGTTGTTCCGTCGAACCCAGCGGCGCAGGATTCTAGCACCGGATCGGGAACCGGGGCGACGTTTACTTTGACGACAGCTTCGGTCGGCGCGTTCAGCGACGGGGATTGGGTTTATGTCGCCGGTGTTGCGGGCATGACCGAAGTCAACGGACAGGTTTATGTCGTGGCTAATGCTGGGGCGACATCATTTGAACTCACAGACGTTTATGGAAACGACATCGACACCACAGGATTCGGTGTCTACTCAGGTTCCGGCACTGTGGCGCGGATTTATACGGTTTCCGCTCCATATGCCGAACAGGATTTGGAATTTTTGAAATTCGCGCAGTCCAGAAATACGATGTCGATTTGCTGCGTCAATCAGGATACTGGAACTGAATATATTCCCTACGATCTGACGCGGGTATCGAATACGGATTGGCAATTCGATGCCTTGGATACGACACCATCGGTAAGTGCGCCAACCGGATTGAGCCTCGCCAAGAGTTCGAGTGGATCGACCAACTACGCCTATCAGATCACGTCGGTAAGCCCCGATGACGGATCGGAGAGCGCAGCATCGGATACCGCGTTCATCGGGAGCGCGGTTAATATCGCGGCCACGGCTGGAAACATCACGTTGACCTGGACTCCGCAATCCGGCATTTCGCAGTACATGGTTTATAAGGCCACGCCTCAGTTCAGCACGAATCCTCCTGTTGGTGCGCTGTTTGGGTTCGCTGGATATGCCTTTGGTGCCCAGTTCATCGATTCCAATATCACGGCTGATTTCACTCAGGTTCCGCCGTTGGCGAAGAACCCGTTCTCTCCGGGGCGCATCCTTGGCGCATCGACGGTTAATCAAGGCAGTGGCTACACCACGGCCACGGTAACAATCAACACGTCCACTGGCACGGGCGCTGAACTTGATCCGGTCATTGTGAGCGGGGGCGTCGTCGCGTTTATCCTCGTCACCGAGGGAAGCGGTTATGCCGCCACCGATACTGTCACCATCGGAGGGGATGGAGTCGGCGCCACAGCCGTTCTTGATATTGGCGCCCAGAGCGGAACCTATCCTGGCGCTGTCACGTATTTCCAGCAGCGCAGGGTATATGCGTCAACCATCAATGAACCCGACACGTATTTCATGTCACAGCCCGGAGCGTTCAAGAATTTCGATAGCCGGATACCGACCATTGATTCCGACGCCATCATCGGTTCGCCGTGGTCGCTGCAGGTCAACGGTATCCAGTGGATGATCCCGATGCCGGGTGGGCTTGTTGTGATGACGGGTGCATCGGCGTGGCAGTTGACAGGCAACGGCGGCTCGTCGCTGACGCCGCAATCAATTACGCCAAGCGGCCAACAGGCGCAGCAGCAAGCGTTCAATGGCGTCTATATCCATGTGCCACCGCTGCGGGTGGAAAACGACATCATCTACGTCCAAGCCAGCGGTTCTATTTATCGAAACCTCAGCTACGAAATTTACTCCAACATCTATACTGGGCGGGATTTGACGCTCAATTCGTCGCACCTGTTCAACGGGTTTTTCATGCGCGAAAACGCATGGGCGGAGGAACCTTACAAACTGGTGTGGGCGGTTCGAGAGGATGGGATTCTCTTGAGCATGACGTTTGTCAAGTCTGATGAAGTCGCGGGCTGGACGCGCCACGATACCTTGGGATATTTCAAGTCTGTTTGCGCCGTTGTTCAGCCCCCGGCGGCGCATCATGGTGGCACAGATTTTACATATTTCGCGTGCTGGAGGCCGATTGGCGACAACGAGGCGTACACCGTTGAGTTAATGAATGATCGGCAATGGAATACCTTGGATGATGTCTGGGCTGTGGATTGCGGTCTGGCACTGACACAGACGGAACCGGCGGCGACGTTGACGGTATCGAGCGCAACAGGGCTTGGGGCCATTGATACGGCTACGGTTGATGCCGGAGGAACCGGCTACAGTTCGGCTACGACGGCGACCGTGGTGGATGATAACGGCTCCGGCCCCGGCATAAATGCCGCCCTGACGCTGACCATCGCGGGCGGTGTAATTACGGGTGTCGCGGTTTCGGTGGCTGGAACCGGATACGTCAATCCAGTTGTGGTCATCGATGATCCTGCTGGATCGGCTGGCGGCTCCGGTGCCACGATTTCGGTGACGTTGGATAATACGGCGACGTTCACGGCTTCGGCGTCTGTTTTCGCGGCTGGAAACGTCGGCGACATCATCAGGACCGGAGGCGGTGTCGCCACGATTACGGCATATACCAGCGGCACCGAAGTCGATGCCAACATCACGGTTCCGATTATCGACTTGATCCCGAATACGACAACTCCGGCCCCGCAGATTGAGGGGCAGTGGACGATGACGGAACCTGTCTCCACGGTGAGCGGGTTAAATCATTTGATCGGGGCCACGGTGACAGGGCTGGCCGATGGGGTTGTTATTGATCCCGTAGTGGTGCCAGCAACAGGCACGATTACGTTACCACAGGCCAGCACTTCGGTCGTGGTCGGGCTGCCGTTCACGGCGCAGATGCAGAGCGTCTATCTGAACGCCGGAGATTCGCCAACCGTCCAAGGACAGCGCAAGAAACTTCCCGCCGCCACGGTTCGGGTGCAGGCCAGCGCCGGATTCAAGATCGGGGCGAACCAGCCCGACGGTGCGGCGCAGAGTCCGATACAGGTTGCCCCGGAATGGAACGACATGAAGGACGCCCCCATCGAGAGTGAGGCTCCGTTTGGGAGTTCTGTTCTGCCACTCTATACGGGCGATCTAAGGGTGCCGCTACCGGGCGGGTATGACCGTAAGGGACAGGTGGCGATCCAACAGACGTTGCCGTTGCCATTGAACGTATCCGCGATTATCCCAGAGATTTTCCCAGGCGATACGCCACAGCTAAAGGTTCAAGGCGGGGGTGGCGAATGATTGAGATCGTCGAAGGTAAACCTTGGCACTGCGGGCAGATGGCACGAATCTTGCGCCATGAGCACCAACGAAAATTGATGGACGCAGGGGTGAATATCCACCGTGAAATCAAGTCCAGTTTTGACGGCTCGTTCTGGCGGCGCGCCGGGTTGATTGATGGCCGCTTGGTCGGGCTTGGCGGCGTCATGGGCTCCGGCATCAATTCGATTGGGTTTGTCTGGATGGCGCTGTCCGATGAAGTCCGTAAACATCCCATTGCGACGGCGCGGATTCTACGTGATCTACTCGATGAAATCATGCAGACCAGACGTGAATTGGCGACGGTTGTGATCCCCGAAGATGATGCGGCCTTGAAACTGGCTGTTTTCTTAGGATTCCACTGCGAACATGACGGTCAAGGCGCTCAGGCGTATAGCCGAATCGGACGGCGCGACTTGGCTAAATATCTCAAAGAAAATCAAGACCTAAGAATGAATAGTGGAAAGGGAACTTGTGTTCCGTTAGGATATAAGAGGAACGAATTGTGATGGTGCCAAATGGGTTTTGATCCGGCTACGATGGCAGTTATGTCGATGGTTGCAAGCGGTGTCGGAACCGCTGTCTCAGCTATGGGGCAGATGCAAGCCGGTAAGGCCGCTTCGGCGGCGGCATCCTACAACGCTCAGGTCGCGGAGAACAACCGCAAGATCGCGGAACAAAACGCCGAATACGCGACACGCGCCGGGATGGCGAGGGCCGAACAGGAATCCCTACAGGGCCGCGCCGCGATGGGTAAAATCCGCGCCGCGCAGGCGTCCAGTGGTGTCACCGTTGGATCGGACTCGTTTGCCGATGTCGAAGAAGGGGCGCGGGAAGCGAATGTTCTCGATGTTGCCAACGTCATCCAGAAGGCCCAACTCGAAGCCTATGGCTATCGCAGCCAGGCTGCTGGGTTTGAGGCCGAGGCGGGATTGTCTAAGATGCGCGCCGATTCGGCGGAGTCCGAAGGTACGGTGGGGGCGCTGGGAACGCTGTTGTCCGGTGCTGGGGCGTTGGGTAGCAAGTGGTCGGCGATGAACGACAAAAAGCCTGATGCAGGGGGAGGTGGCGGAGGGAAGGCGTCTTTGGGGATGGGCGATTACCTTATCGCCGGGGGTTTCTAAATGACCGACATGCCATCACTCGCAATGGGGCTTGCCTCGGTTGATCCCGGTGGGGTCAGCAACGCGCCGTCAGCCTATCAACGGCAACAGGCGTCACCGGAAGATTTCGGCGGCGGCAGCACTGGCCGTGGCCTACAGACGTTTGCGGCTGGCCTCGAAAACATGGCGATTGCCGGGTTTAAGGCGGCGGATCATTTCGACACCATTGCGGCTGATGATGCTGAATTGCAATTCAAGAACCAAGTAAATTCGTTGCTGCATGGTGACGCCACGACAGGTGCGACAGGATATACGTCCCTTCAAGGCCGCGCCGCTTTGGATGCTCGTCCAGAGGTTCAAAACAAGATCAAGGCATTGATGGAGCAAACATCTCAGGGGCTTCAAAATGACCGTCAGAAAAACCTGTTTGGCCGCAAAGCCGCCATGTACGGAAGCGATGTAAACCTACAAATCGGCGCTCACGCCAGCAAGCAGACGACGGCATGGGGTGTGGATTCAAATAAATCAAGGGCGGCGACGAGTCTCCATGAGATCGGTGCCAACTGGCAAAATCCAAACATGGTTTATAAGGCGTCACAGGAATTGAAGGACGCCTATACAAAACTGGCTCAACTGACGACGGGTGCAAAACCGGGTGATCCGGGGTGGATCGAGGCCGAGGCCAATGCTGCACGGGATTCTTTGACGGCATATGCTGATGCCATCTCCGTAGAAAACCCAGCGGTGGCGTGGGATGTTATCAACACCCCTGAGAATCGTAAAATCCTTGGTGCCTCGTATGATGAAACGGCGAATCCTATCCGTTCTAGATACGACCAAGAGGTTGGTGCAGAGGCCGGAATGTCTGCGATATTCGACCTGCGCTCCGCTCCGATGCAGCAGCAGGGGCAGGAAGTTAAGGGTCTCGTCGAAAAAGGAAACATCGACCTTCTTAACCGCCCGCGCGTAAAAAATGAAGACGGCTCAATTAGCACCGTTCGCTCCATTTCCTTCAATGATGGGAAACAAGAAGTTCTTATTCCAACCGTAAGCGATGATGGAAAAATTCTCTCCAATGAGGACGCCATTAAGCTGTACGAAGATACCGGGAACCACCTTGGGAAATTTAATACCCCCCAGGAAGCGGATGCTTATGCGGAGCGGCTGCACAAGGAACAGGAGCGTTATTATACCGCTCCCACGGTAGATCAAGTGTTCGATGCTATGCTACAGCAAGAATCAACCAACCGTGATGATGCAAAGATCAGCGTTGATGGTGCTGTTGGCCCCGCGCAGATTACACCTGATACTTTCAAGATGTACGCCAAAGAAGGCGAAGACATTAAGAATACAGCCGACAATCGGGCAGTCGGCCATCGCATCATCGAAGATTATATGGGTCGCTACAACAATGATGTTAGAAGGGCATTCGTTGGCTACTTCTCTGGTGCTGGTAACGTCTCCGAAATAGGAAGCGAGACTCCTTGGAAGGAAGATCGTGCCGATGGTAACGGGAAACGAGTTTCCGAATACGTCTCCGAAGCTATGGAAAAACTTCAAAAGGCTGGTGTAGATGTGCCCGATGGAGAAATGGTCCTCTCCGCCGGAACCGATAACCAGCCGATGCCCGTTGGTGAAACGGCGCGCATGGCGCGTGCGGGTGCGTTGCAGCGTCTTGATGCCCGAACCGATTTGAATGCAAACCAAAAAGTCGCAGGCCGCGCCACAATAAAAACATATTACGAAACACAGGCGGCGATTGAGGCCGAAGAAAAACGCGCACAGGTACAGCGCCAATCCGAGTTCACGTCCACATTCGAGATTGAACTAAATCGTGGGCAGAAAAATTACATGGACATTGAATCCGCATGGGCGCGCGGCGACATTAGCGATGCCAACAGGACGCAGTTCACGCTGCTACTTGATAAAAATAGGGAAAAACAGGACTCCGTTACCGGCTCCATAGCGCGGGTTCAGAGTATTTTGAATGATGGCGGCGTCCTCGATCCAAAGACGGATCAGGACAAAAAGGACGTTGATCTTCATTTTGAAATGACTTCTCAGGCATGGGGCAAAATTCCTCCTGCTGAAGTCGTCAGCCGTAGCGTTCAGTATGCCGTTAATGTCGGTATCGTGCCGACACCATTGAGGCAGATTGTTCGCGGCGGGTTACGCAGCATGGACCCGCAGCAGGCCGTTGGCAGCGCCGATATTGTTGGGCAGATGAGAAACTCAAACCCTCAATTGCTGAACGATTTTAACGAACAGGATTTGACGTTTGCGAATCTTATCGGCACCTATACCGAATACGGTATGAAACCACAAGATGCGTTCACCACGGCCCACGAATCCATGAAGGTGACGGATACGGTTCGCAATTCCAGACGGACTGAGTTTGATCTACAACTTGGGTCGGACACAAAATCACGGGAAGCCAAGGTGCGGTCTTGGCTGGAAGACAAGATGAGTACGGGGTGGTTTACGAACCCAACATTTGATCCCATCATGTCGGCTGAGTTCCAGAACTTGTCTCGTCTGGAATTTGAAAAAACAGGAAACATGGATGCGGCCATGACATTTGCGCTGGATAAAATCAGCAGCACTTGGGGAAGCACAGAAGTCGGTGGATCATCCCGTTACATGAAATATGCGCCGGAGAAATTCTATGGCGTTTTCCCGAACGATCCCGCTTCCGATGCGGAATGGATGAACCAGCAATTGCTGGATGATGTGACCGTCGGTACGTTCGTTGATCCAGAAAATCCGATTACGCTGGAACGGCTTCATCTGACCCCAGACCCAACTAAAATTGGCGCCGATGGGCGTCCGACTTATCAGGTTTCCATCATGGGGAATGATGGCGTCCTTAGTACTATACGGAAACCTGACGGCGCACCTATTTCATGGGTGCCGTCATGGGGAACATCGAAACAAAGAATGGATGGCTTGAAACGTGTATCCGAAGAAATCGAATCGTTGAGAGGGGAGCGAAGAGATCAATACGAACGGGTTCCTGAAATGATTCCGGGGAGTGCTCCCTGATGCCGTTCCTTGATGACGCACAGCCAGCGGGGCTGGCACCAGCAGGAATAGATGAAGTCGAGACTACTTCCGATCCTTCGTTTGGGTCGTTGTTGGGTGCTGCGTTCCAGAGGGAGAATACGGTTGGCTCCGCCATTACGGCTATTTCAGAAGGCTACGATAACCCATCCACACCATACGATAGTTCGTTCGATCCGTGGTCCGATGTCAAGGGGTATGAAGATTATCTTGGCAGCTTCATCGACGCCAACAGTTTTGAAGATGTGGCCCGCGTAAAATCTCGTATTGATAATGAACGGTCCCGTGGTGAAATGCTTCAAGCCGGTGGGGCGTGGGGAGTTGTGGCGGAATTAATTTCTGGCACTTTGGACCCCATCAATCTCGTTCCTATTGGCGGCCAGATGATCCGTGTAGGCCGCTTGGGAGAGCGTGCTGTTGCTGGCGCTCTAAGTGTG